GCGCAGCATTAGTTCTTCAAATGAGTCGGCGCTCAGGCGAAAGCGGGGCACATCGGCTGCCTCCATCGTTGGGACATGCTCTGGTCTGTCGGGTTTATCAAACATCTTCTTCTACGTTCTCCCTTGGTATTTTGGCTATGAAAGCGTCAATTGCCGCACTGTAATCTACTAACCAGTGGGGTAGACATTTTTCCAGGTATGACCAAGCAACTTTTGCTTTCTGGACGTTCACTTTTAACTTCATACTCGTTGCCGCTGTATCATCCTCGATGCAGGCAAACAGTGACCACAAGCGGAGCGGGGAACCGGCGAGCCTAACCATAATGGGAAACCGTTTGGTCAGCGCTACCTGCTCTTTGACGGTGCATAAACATGGTGGCGTACTGAATGCTCTTAGGATTGCGTTCAGAATGAGCGTGTTGTTGTCGTCCGATAACGGCTCAAGCGCCGCTACTTTAGGCGGATGAGCCTTTGCCACCGGTGAGTCTGGAAGTGACATGTTGTGATCTTTACCCTCTTCGGTATGCAGATCCGTAACCTCATCAAGCGCCTTGATGCGCTCTTCACACGTCTCATCGGATTTCAGCGGCGTAGTGAAGATGTATGTCACGTTGGACTGGCGGCCAGGTCTGTGTTGCTTCGCTACCATTCCAATCGATATGAGATCTTCTAACACATCATTCAGTTTCGATTGAGGAATACCGGCATAGAAAGACAACTTAGAGTAGGAGCACCAGGTATGAGCTACGTTGCCGACAAGGGAGTGTGCCATAGCCACCAACGATTGCCACACGCTATAGTGACTACTATCAAGCGTAAACGTGCCGGTACTTGATATTGGATCTTTGAACCGCTTTGGCTTGCGGCTCATATATTTCTCTTTATCGCCGAAGGTTGCCGACATATGTTGGATTGCAGCAAGCCAGCGAAGCAGATCAATCTGCTCTCGTCGTTTACTCATACACCATCTGAGTGACTAGCAGATTGAAAATATCTCAGTGGACACAACCTCGTAAGTCTACCGGTCTAGAAACCGTTGTCTGAAACTAGTTGTCCACTCTCCTTTGGCGCTTAGTCTTTATCCAGTGCCTTTGGTAGACTGTTCTTTCGCCACCTTCCTTTGTCGGGAACGATTGTTGCTTGTTTCTAATTTAGGCGTGCCGCGAAGCGCCATAAGGTTCATGCACTTAGAGCGCTTAGACCGCCTCAGGAGCGTTGTGGCCGATTCCTGACTAACTTATAACTCTTAAACTCTGAATATTAAGTTTAAAATTATAAACTCTGAAGGAAAGTCCTTTCGCTATCGCTCAGGCCCCTGAGTTTCCCGACGTCGCTTCGCTCCGAAGAGGCGTCGGCGGAGAGCCTCCGCACGAACAAGCTGTTGGACAGGGTACTATGGTCTGCTATCGGGGCACCGCAGGTGCTAACTTTCTTCGCGCCGCCGCCCGCCCGCCCCTGGCTGAGTCTCATCCGCTACCTTAAAAATAATTCAAAATAACTTGGTCGTCCTGGCGCTGGAGGCGGTATTAGCTATTCAGATGGAACATTTTAGTAGCCGCCTGACCTACGACAGGGACGAATCTTTGACCTCCATCCAGTTGTTCAGTGAGTTGGCATCGTAATTACCAGTAGTCACCTGACTCCGTGGGACCAGGGACGAACCTTCAATTCTGCCATATGGTGTGCCGTTCGCCTTTGAGGGGCGTCCTGCCTAAACGCAAGCATTACCTGCCGCTGAACCCTGCCCATCCAGGGCGCGACACCGTTATTCCGACAGTGATGTAGGGGGCTACTTCCTGCGTACGCACCACGATCCAGAAACGTTTCCCGCCTCCAGAACTTCTTATTGTTAAGTGATGGAGTTCGTTGAAATCCCCCTAAACTCGTTTCGCTACCGCTTCCGGCGTTTGGCTTGGTATGAAGAACTGAAGATCCCGTTCACAAAGACGGAAGATCAGCGGCTCACCTTCCTTGCCCAGGCGCTCACCAGCGTCTCCGGCCTGCTAATTGCTACGCCAGCCGACGCTACCAAAATTCTAACCCAGCTTCCGCCAGCGATTTTCTGGCGCATCTGGATTCTGTACCGGGGAGGATTGCCCGACGACCGTTACTTTTCCACCAAGGGGCTATATCAAGCGCCTGACCAGAAAACGTACGTCAAACGGCTGTATGAGGACGAACAGGTTGTCGAAGAACAGGTGGACGAAGCCACCCGCCATATGGAAGCGGAGTTCGGCGTAGCTGAAGTGCGCGAAGCGCGGGCGCTGGAGCAACAACTCTTCCAGCACGCGAAGAAAGCCGGAACACTCACCAAGGCGAAGGAGAGCTAGCCCATGCCGAACATCACCCGTGGCGCTGAGTTGATGCAGCGGCTGAATGACGGCACGCTTCAACAAGCTCCATCCGCTTTCCTGTCAAAGACCCGCGAAGACGTATCAACGGCCATTGAAGAATTGCTGGAAGTGGGCGCACGCATCCGCCCCCTGCTCGTGGCTGGCATAAGAACCGGTTGGGTGCGCGGCGTGCATCCTGCGGAGCGTAAGACGCTGAAGCGCTGGCTTACCGATGACGTGGAGTTGATCGAACATCTTATCTTGCTGGGAACGACTCTCAGCATTGAAGAGATCCGCGCCATGAGCATGATCGAAATGCGGTCGGTATCCCGTGTGATCCGGGAAATGACGGAAAGTGACCTCCGGCTCTATCCGTTCATCAGCGCCTTCGTCACAACCAATACCAGTGAGCAAATGTGGTATTCACAAGGGTCTTCACTGGCTAGCTTCCGGGACAAAGTGATCACCCTGCCCGATGGGAAGGCGTTGCGTATAACCGTCCCCTGTGACCAGGCGCGGCTGTGGTCTACATTATGCAATTACCGCGTACAGGCGAAGCAGCGGCTGGAAGCTTCCCAGAATGCTGTCCTGATCATCCGGCCTTGGGTGGGCAAAGGCGCGAACACCCTGGTTGCCGATCTCAAAACCATTGGTCGTTCCCTACAAACCGACACCCTGGACCCCTGGAAGGAAGCCGTTCAAACAAGAGCGGACCGGAATTTTGATGATGGTTGGGCCCACAGCGAGGATGAGTCCGTAGAGGGGCTACAGCGCGAATTGAAGGGCATGCTGAATGATGACCGGCATGAGAGGCTCATTGCCCGTTTCGATGCCCAGGAACGCGCTAAAGCCGAAAAGCGCCAGCGCGATATCGATGAGCGGATTTCAAAGCGTGGCGGCAAGGGATTCTTCGAACAAGCGGCTCCCGGCGCTCCCATGACGCAGGAAGACGTGGACAACCGCTCCCGGACGTTGAAGCTAGGGCGGCCCAAGCTGGGACCCACCGCATCCCCCGATTCACAGTCTTCCCTGGTGGATCGTCTAGCCAAATACAGGTAAGGATCATATGAGCGAAACAGAAACAGTAGTTCCCGAAAAGACACCGGCTTCTTTGGCCGACGTGCTGGCCGACCTGCGCGGCTTCGGTATTGAAGAGTTTGAAGAAATCCTAACCATGGACATCTCCGGGAAGAAACTTCAGATCAAAATGTCGAACGTGCCCACCGATCAGGACTTGATCGCGATGTTGGCGGTCGAAGGCACGAAGGGGTACGTGTTCTTCCAGGAAATCAAAGTGGAGCTTCTTTCGCGGGCGGTAACGTGGATCAACGGATGTGACATCAGTAAGCTGGAAGGCAAAGACCGGCTGGTGATCGACCGGCGCGACGGCTTCCCTAAGGATATTCAAATCATCATCCGCGACACCATCAAAAGTTGGGGGATTGAGATCATGCAGGTCCTTTGGAAAGTCCTGATGGTTCATTCCCAGACGATTGAGAACCGGCTGTTTGAAAGCTTCCCGGAAGCGGCGGTATTGACGAATACGGAACGCCGGTACCGGGACCGCGTAGATAAAGAACTTACCGAGTTCGCGCAGAACGCCATCCAGGAGCAAATATCAGAAATGCTGGATACGGAGTCGAATGACACGACGGATAAGTAATGCCTATTTCACCTCAACCGCCACCTGAAGATCCCGGTCCCCGCGCCGGAGAACCGCATGGGGAGGATCAAGAGAAGGCCAGCAAGGGAGGTTTTGCTCCAGACCAGTTGCAACAGGTAACAGACGCCTTGTTGAATGTTCTTACTACCCTTGGTAAAGCAGTGGGCGATTTCGGCGAAGTAATTAAAAAGACAGATACCTCCGCTAATTCGCTAAGCAAGAAGCTCCTTGGCCAAAGCTCTGAGTTGCGGCAGCACTTGGCGTGGCAAACCACCATTACGGATAAGGTTAAGCTTCAATACGAATATCAGAAGAAGCTGCTGTTGGATGCCAGCAAGGGGGCACTTACCAACAAACAAGTTCTTCTTTATTTGGAGGAGATCGCCAAACTCAATCAGGAAATCGGGGAACACGGGTTTGTCTCAAAAGAGCACAGGGTTGGGTATGAAGCAGTAAATGCCGAACTAACAGAGATGCGGAACACCCTGCAAGACGTTGGCACCGATATGAATGCGCTTGCCAGCGATAGTGTAAAAAAAGCGCTCAGCGGCCTTGGCGCGATGGCTGCTAAAGCGCAAACATTAGGCACGGCTATGAAGGGGGTCCAACTTAAAGGCTTTCAGAAGGACATCGCGGCATCGCATAAAGCGCTGCAAAACCTTTTCAACATGCCGGATCGCACGGCAAAGTTCAGGGCATACGGTGATAAAGCCGCTGATATGAAGAGTGACCGTATAGACCGTGAGCGTGTCCGGAATAAAACATTAAAAGAACAAAAGGCGGAGATTGACAGGCGGCTTACCGATGCGGGGATCGCCGTTAAAGACCGTAAAGGACAAGGCACCGCTGACGCTCTAAAAGCACACGGCCTGAGCGGCTTTGCACATTGGATACATGCCCGGTCACTAGCGGAGGAATCTGAAGGCGGTAAGGCAGGGTTTGTTTCGCGGATGGGGCATAACCTGCTCACGCGCGGCGACGGCTCACTGGTGAGGGGCGCTCTATCGGCTGGGGCCGAAGGTGTAGAGTCTCTTGCGGGCAGCGCGGCGTCGTTAATTAGCAAGGGGGCACCACTTCTAGCCTTCGTTGAGCTTACTAAGATGGCTTTCGATAAGAACCAAGTCATGAATAAGGAGCTTCATGACAAGTTAGGTAAAAGTGGAATATACAGCGGTGGCGGGAGCGTGAAGGGTACCTACGAGATGATTACTAAGAACTTGATGAGCGGTGGGGCTGGCAACTCGCTGGGGATCGGTTATGAGAAGAATCTGGCAATCATGGCCTCTCTATCCGATGCTGGACTTTCCAACAAGAATCTTGGTCGCGCCGAAGTAGGTGCTAGCGGACCCGGCTTTCTTAATAACAGCTTTGGGACGATGCAACGCAACGTCTACGCTTATGGCAAGATGGCGGGCCTAGACAGTAGCACGACGATGACGCAGACCATCAAACTCATCACCCAGTATAAACAGTCGTTAAGCGCGACGGAAGATTTCTTTGTGACGATCAGAAGGGATGCCGAAGCGGCCAACATCACGACAACTGAGTATATCCGCCTTATTGATGATGTTAACTCGCACTATGACCGTTATAACAAACTTCTTTTGACCACCGTCGATACCATGCGCCTTCTCTCCCTTACGGGCCGTCATACGGCGGAAGACTTGAAAGACAACCTTGATACGATCACCAATCATGGTAAGGATCGGACTATGGAGCAAAACACCCTCCTATACCATCAGATTTTGACGGGGCCGGATAAAGGCCAGGGGATGGCCAATTCACGCAGCCTGGAGCTTGACGATTCCATTGACAAGATCGTTTCGGCCATGGAAGGCGCAAAAAGGGACGAACAAGGACATGGGTGGGATAAGGATAGCGTTAGGGCTGCGCTCCAAAGCGGAAATGACTCTTCAATCATCACTTCTTCTCAAAACGCTTTTGGCGATGACGTTCTGAAGAAGCAGGTTGTCACCGGGGCAGTCAACGCTGGTGTGAAAAACACCCTTAAATCAGAGGAATGGAGGCAGAACATGGAACAGGCACAGCATGATCCTTGGGCTGCCGCTCTGAAGGCCGCACAGCAGGAAAAAGCAGATGGTAAGGACCTTCAGTCAGAAACTTACACAACCGGAGCGGCGAATCAATATATTGCACAACGACTGAATATTCATGCTGCGGATTTGCTTGATCCGGCAAAGATGGCTGGGGTTCAAGGGAACTTAGCTGCCCATGGCATGTCTGGGGCGTTGGGGGGTAGTGATCAAGATTTCCGGGACGCTCGCGCGACTCTTTATGACTCCGCATATGCGAACACTGAAGTTGCCAGGAGGGGTATGAAGGAGGGTGATAACGATCCCGAGCTAAAAGCTTTCTTAGAGAATATGCGTACCACCCTGGTGCAGAACGGTCAGAAGATTGAACCGGGTGCCGCTGGCCTGAAGAAATACATGGATAACGATGCGAACCGCGCAAAAGCGATTGACATCGGAGTTAGGCAAGACAGCACATGGCAGGACGCTTACCATAATCCTGTCGCCAGGAAAGCTCTGCATGACTACCAGACGGAGGCGGAGAAGAAAGTCGATAGGGATAAGGCCGCTGAGCAAACCACAGCGACAATGACCACCAACGACAGGATCGCTGACGCCTTTGTCTACCTGTTTTTATGGTTAAAGGGACCGTTGGATACCATAGCTTCAGTCGTTAACTTAAAGTGGGGTAATAATGATGCGAACAAGGATTTGGTGAAGGAGTACTTACACTCCGGCAACGCTCAGATGGACTTGGAGGCAACTCAGAGGAAACTCGCCGAGGTGGAGCAGAAGCCCGACGAAGATCCTACTAAGAAGAAAGAGTTAGACATTTTAAAACCCAATGTGGTAGGTCTCCAGAACCTCATAAGAATGGGTCAAGATGGCACATTGGATGAGGTTGGCCCAAGTACTGTTACAGATATGCAAAGGTTCCACGATCAGACTCCCCCGGAGAAGAGGACCTTAGATAAGGAGCGTGGAAAGCGAGTGTTCGGTGAACTTGGGTTGAACACTGACACCGGGGCGGGTACTTTCACTCAACAGCAACTAGACGATCATTTCCAGGATGTCCGAGACTTAGTGAATTCCGGTACATACTCCGCTGTCCTAGCCCCCAACCAAGCCGCTGGCCATACGACTTACATCTTCCAACAAACTAATGTTGGTGTGCAGGTGCCTCAACAAGGAGCGACAGTCACCCAAACAGCGAAGAAAGCCGGAGAAGACGCACAAAGGGGGCCGGTAGTCGGTCAGCCAATAACGGGAAAGCCGGTACACCAATAATGACGCCAGCGCAAATCAAAGTCGTGTACGCTTCACAGATCACGGCTTACTCTCAAGCTTCTGGCCTGGACCCTGACCTTGTAGCCGCTGTTATTTATGCCGAGTCAGCAGGAGACCCGCAGGCCGTGAGTAATAAAGGCGCGGTCGGTCTCATGCAACTGGAGCCAACAACAGCCAATTTGACGCCCGCTCAACTCACCTACGCAGATACAAATATAAAGGCAGGTTGTGTTTACCTAGCTCAACTGATGACTAAGGAGCAAGGTAACGTTCCGGCAGCGCTGGCCGACTACAACGCGGGCCCCTACCACAAAGGCCCTTTGCCGGATAAGACAGTGGAGTACATCAACAACGTGAGCACAGCCTACGCCAGCTTAACAGGTAAGGCCCTTGCTGCCGGTGCGTTTGTCATCACCACCGACTATGTAGCTGATGCGGCGGGAGCGCCGGAAACCGTTGCGGTGTCCGGCACTGCTTTGACGCCGGAACAATATAATAGCATCTATGGTTTCCTTAGTCCGTCGCTGATCATCCATACCAACCTTGAAGATCAACTAGCATGGTTTGACGATCCTGATATCAACTTGATGAGGCACCGCCCCAAGAAAGAGGGGCTTCTGGAAGATTTTCCCGTATCTTTCCAGGTTTACTTTGGGCCAACCCCGAGTTCTTCGCGCTTACCGGTTAGTAGCATCAAATTGAAGGCGTCGATCAATTCTTATGAAAAGTCCATGCAGCATGTCATCTCTAAAGGCAAGACCCGCACTGGCCTCATGGTCGATTTATGGGGTATGCAGCTTGATACCATTACCGGCCAGGGATCTACCGGGTTGATGCAGAATCAATTGGGCGTTACCGATTACATTAGCTTGATGCGCCCGAACGATGAAGCGTTGGCGGAGGTTAAGTATGGCTTTTCCATCCCCTCCACATCCGATTTATTGTTTGAGAACGATAAATCCCTTCAGGCGGACGCTCAAGCCGCAGTGGACGCTGCCGTAAGGCAAGGGTTCGCGACACCGCGAGTACGTGTAGACGGGCAAACTCAACTTGCCCTCAGCCCGAACTCATTCCGGGTCGCGGCGCGGGATGCTTTCGCTGAACTCCTCGCGCTTTTCAAGAATAATGGCACCGTCTGGTACCGCAACGAAGCCTATAGCGGCCTTACTACTCAACAATCCCAAGTCGGTCCCGATGCGTGGTCGCCTACGAACGGGTTGTCAACCTTTCAAACGATGTCGAGTCGTAATGACGTCATGACGCGCGGTAAGGTTCAGATGAACTTTCGCAATGGTGTTTATAGCGGCTATTTCAAGAGTCTTACTTGGACTATGGATGCGAAGAATCCGTTTCGCTGGAACTTTACTTTTGTGTTTGCCGTGGAGAAAACAACACTGAGCTTGAGGGTGGTTTAGGTTTATGGTAGCTGGACAACAGAATATCAATATAAGCGACATCTCCCCGCCAACCGTCAACAACGGTGGAGCGATGACCCTACCTATCCGTTCCGAGAAGGTGTTCCAGAAGGATAGTTCAGGCTCCAATGATCCTCCCGCCAGTTATCACATTGAACAAAGGGTTTTGGCGGCTCTTACCAAGTATGATCAATACGTTACCATCCGCATCAAAGGGCGCACTTCGCAGCTTGGCGAGTTCAATGCATCCTCAACCGCATCATTTCAATTCCTTATCAACCCAGAACAGGCTGCAATTAATCGTCAAACCGTGGATGAGCAAGCGCAAACCAGATCAGGATGGCAGGTCGGCGTTTGGGGTGAAGATTTCATCTCAATCACGCTCAACGGCAAGACCCCAGGCCGGTATTTCACCGCAGGCTTGACAAATAACTATGCTCCCTGGACGCACTCGTACCGTAGCTTAATGGCTTTGGAAATTCTATTTGAAAATAACGGTTGCTGGTTTGAGGGGGAGCAGGTTGAAGGAACATTGGGTCCTTCTACGCGCCGGATTAAAGCTCACCAGGATGTGGAATTGGTCATTGGTGAATTCATCTGGTATGGAATGTTTGAGTCAATGAGCATCAGTGAAGCGGCGGATTCTCCTTATTTAGCGAGTTTTAGTTTAGGATTCACGGCGTGGCGGGAAGAGTTCGCCAAGGGAAGCCCCTACAATATGCCGCCGCTTGGAACCGAACAACAGAAGGGGCATATCCTGCATAACCTACCCGTTCCGCCAGCGCCGCCACAGGGCTTTATCGTAACATCGATGGTACTTAGCGACTCCGGTTCCGATGAACCGACTACCCCCGCCGTTGAACAGGGTTGGTGGAATTCGTCTAACACCGGCATCTTTCTACCGGACGCACCAGCGCCGCCTTCTGGAAAACAATAAAATGCTACCCGCCTTCCTCGCCAAGAGCGTCAATAAGAGTCTCAAGAAGAAGCGATCCCCGGCTCCTAAAGTTCCCTCCAAGACCTCAACAATCAGAAATATCCAGCAGTCGGTGCAGAGCCGGGATGTTATTAAGCAGGCCGCAGACGTCATTGTTTACATTGATGGCCAGGATTACCTGATCAATCCCTACCTGGGAATTGCCGGTCAAGCCATTCCGTTGAACAACTTCGTGAATAGCTGGCAGTCTAGTTACGCTACCGACATGATGACGCCAAGCGGCACTCTAACCCTCATGGTGCCGATCCAAGACGATCATCTATTTAGAGGGCCGGGTGGTAATAACATTCTGAAGACGATGGCGGAGATTCGGGTTTTTGCAAAGGGGTATTACTTTTCGGTGAACCAGAATACGCTCTACCACCAAATCTTCAAGGGGTTCATCACATCCATTAACTACAACATGACCGGCAAGATGACGACGATTTCAATTAGTTGTTCAGGGGCTCTTGGGATGTTGGAGAAGATGCAGGTGGAGTTATCGCCGAGCGTTATGAGTTCATCGCCGCAGGAGATGGTTGGTTTCACATCCACCAACTGGAATTTCGATCCCTACCAAGCTATCGCTTGGGCGTTTCTCTACTCCTCAATGATCGATGGCTTCGTGAACGACTCGTTAGTGCAGGCTAGGATGGACGGTACCAGCGTTTATGCGGCGGCCATGAGCAGTCCGTACATTGCTAAATGGCAGGCCCTGCTTTATGACATAGCGCGGGATGTTCACATCTTCGGTTGCCAGAATGTGGTTGACATTCTTCAGCAGATCAAGAAGAACACCAAGCCCTCGGATGCCGCCAATGAGTCGTTTAACAAACAGAATATGGGCGCGGTGGGGGATCTTATCAGCACTTTTTCAGAGACCGTGACCCACGCCAACCAAAATGATTTTTATGAGCGTCTCAGGCATTATATGCCTGATATGGGTATCAGCACGATTCAACTCCTGAATGGCCGCACGACCAGCCGCCTGGAGCGTCTTCGTTATATGACGGAATTGATCGGGTTTGAAGCATACCAAGACATTGATGGGGCGGTGATCATAAAGCCACCGCTCTACAACTTGGATGTGATGATGTTGGAACCATCCGCCGACTCCGGCTTCACTCCCCATTCGTCTTTGAAGGACATGACGGACGCGACGAATCCCTTTGTCGTCCAGTTGAGTGAGATTAGCTCTGAGTCGGAAGTAGAGGATGAGGCAGCCGTGAAGGTCACACGCATCACCGCTAGAGGATCGTACTGCGCTCAATTCAGTACCGGACTTCCCTCTAATCTTCAACCCACCGCTGAGGATATTGACATTGCAAAACTTTCCCAATTTGGTCTTCGCACGGAGAAGCCGGTTGAATGCCATTGGTATGAGAATGGCGATCCGCACGCCGTCTACGCCTATGCCGCGTCGGAGATGGCAAAGGCGAATCGCGCCTTCAGAACCTATTCGGTTGTCATACCGATGCGCCCTGAACTGAAGCTGGGCTTTCCTATGTACTTTCCGCATAAAGATTGCTACGGCTATATTCGGAGCGTGTCAATGAATTGGGTGCGCGGATCGGCGGCCACAACGTCAATTACGGTGGATAGCTTACGCCGCCGCCCATTATTTCCAGTAGATCAACCCGTCACCGATCCGGGGCCTAATCAACACCCAAAGACGATCCGGTTGATGACGCCGCACATCAATCTTATTAACAAATTGACTACACCTCCCAAGGGAACGGAACATGATGCCGCTGGCCATACGTGGGTTGCCGCTCACCAGCCGGGATGGGGTGTCCTGCTTCCATTAGTAAGCACCTTACCTTTAGCTACACCCGTATCGGCGCAGGAGCGGCAGATGATCGCTGCGCGGCAGGCGGGAACCGACTATGGTATAAACTCAGACGACACCACGTTGTGCTGGCGTATTCAGCCGGACACGGACACGCCCGCAGGTTTGACGGAGACGATGGTGGATGGCAAGGTGGTGAAGTCTCCCGCGATACCGGGCAAGCCGCTTTTTGATAAAGAGATCCCACTGAGTGAGGCATACTACAACGCTCTCCGTGGTGCCCGTCCTTACACTGACGGAAAGGGTTATGAAGTGGTTGGGCCGTTCCCGTGGGGGCGATTCAAGTCTTTGAAGGAAGCGCTGACTATTTTTACGATCCAAGACGCTTTGGGGGAGGGTACTTCGGCGTCGTCCGCTATTCATCCGGTTAACGAGGGAGCGGATAGCTTAACGGATGCCGCAGCTTTTCTTTTCACCGGCGATTCCGTGGCCGCTGTCACGGATAGCGCACTTACATTAATTGGTAATCTTGAAACTCAGACTGCCCTCATTAAAAACTACAAGGTTTTTGAGTTGTCTTATGAGGGTTCAACCGGCACCACCACTGGGGCTCCGCCATCCACGCTCACCGCCAACACTCCAACACCCCCAAAGGCGGCAACGGCAGAGGCCGTTGCCAAGACAATGGTTTCACACACGCCGACTTTCACTTCTATCTTCAAGTCTATTATCCACTCTATTCCGCTTTCGTGGGTTACCGCCGCCTTTAAGAAGTCTAACCAAGATGAGTGATTTCAATACCAGAACGAGTGCCCTTGAACTCCGCCGCGACGTGGAAGAATTTCAGATCTTCATGGCGGATGTGCTGACCATCGACTACGAGCGCATGGTTTGCACGATCTTGGATATTCGTTCCAATGTCCCTTACCAGAACGTCCGTTACTTACCGGCAAACCACTCCTCCGCTGAGAGTACCGACGCACAGATGCCGGAACCGGGCAGTAAGTGTTATGCCGCTCATATTTCAGCACACGCCGGATTCTCCGATGTGGCGATTCTTGGTTGGGTAGCTTCAGACATAGGTAGGGCGCAGCAGGGCATAGCGATCAGGGATGTTGATGCAAAGGATCTACAGGGCTGGAACCAGCGCGTGCGCGGCAGCTACCGGAAAGCCTACCCCGGCCAACATACGACAACCAACTCCCATGGTTACTCCGAACGCCACGATGACGGCTGGGACCGCTTGGCCGCCGACTTCAGCCGCGACTACCTGGACCCAGATACCCGGACCTGGGCGCATACCACGTCGCGCGTCGTCGGCTACAATGACGGCTCAACCACCTTTGAAGGGCCTATTAACCGCCCCGGTGGCGTCGGCTTAGGTGCTGAGGTTCTACCGGATGGCAATACCCGGCAGGTAGTCTACCTCTCACCCGGCGCGGTCGCTACAGATCGCTACGTGAGCGGGAAACAAGACGTGATCGCGTTGGTTGAAAAGACAGAAAAGATTCAGGAGTTCGCTTTGGATTTCCCGATCCCGGTTGAGGTCATTGGCACGGCTTTCATGGATCAGGCGCTTGGCACCACCGCCGACGCCTGGGGCCGGACAACGGTTCTTGATACGATTCCACATCCCACCGTTCCAGGTGGTACGTTAGAATCGCCGGTCAGCTACGATAGTCAATCGTTCATCATTAACCAGAATTGGGATCATCCCTATGACAGCACCGCTAAGTCCGTGGGGCCGACAACCGCCGAAGGCGTCACACCCTGCCGCCGTGGCTACATTATTGAGCGGTCGCAAGGCACGCTGGTGGGCTCCAATGTCTTCGACCCAACCACCTACGGCCAAGTTCTGAAGCCGGTGATCTTCCCCTACAGCAAGCAAGGCCGCTTCGCAACCGATACCCACTCAGGTTACCTGCCTGTCGCGGCCTCAACGGACCACAGTGAGACGCGGCTAGCCGCCAGCGCCTACTCCGTCCGCTTCCCGCACGAGGCCAATACAACGCGCTGGGACGTCACGAAAGAGGGAATGCTTCTGGTGGAGGTCGGCTCCACGCTCCCGAAGGAGAACAACCCGCTGCTACCGCAAGGAAACTATGAGCATCCCCACGGCGCGGGCCGGTCTGTTGAAGCTAACTTAGTCGGCAGCTTGAAGATGGTGATCGGCAAGAACCGGGACGAGGAAGAAGCCATCGATTTACAGGCTTTGGGCCAGACGGTCATCCGGCTTGGTGCCGACGATACTTCCGCACCCAACGTCGATAGAACTGTAAAACGCGACTTATCTACGCAGATGCGCGGGCAAAGCGACCGGGTTCTCCCACGGACCCTGCAATATTGGAAGCCCTCGATCCCGGCTGGCGATGCAGTTAATCTGGCTGCCAAGCAAGGCATGGAGAATATCAGCTTACGCGGCGCATTCGATGGTGGTACTGTTCTTCGCCTGGGGGCGCGTAATCAGAACTCACGGCGGCGGCATTTGATAAATGGGTACATAGACGGGCCGGGTGTTAATCCATATGATGTCAATGACGCCAGCCGGATAGACTCCAAGACCTCAGGACGCCCGATTTATGGCGTCGGTGATTCGGTGTATCAATTTCATGATCTAACCCAAGCCGGTAAGCCGCAAGTGGGTCAGCTTCCCTATTATTGGTCCGGTTCGCCGGTCGCCAACATGGATCAGGCGGGGCTTTCGTTGGATCTCCACCTCGTGCGGGACGCCTTGTTGCGGATCGGGAGGAACCCCACATCCGGGCAAAGCCTGCTGTTGGATCTAGCTGGGGGAATTGCGGCGGCGGTCGGTATGGATACTCAAAATCGGTCGCTGACTGCAACGCTAGATGGTGGCGTTGAGTTGGTGATCGGCCCGAACAAACAGCAGAAGGGGTTGCGCCTGGAGATTCGTGGCGACGTAGACTGGACCATCCAAGGCAATTGGCAGGTAAATGTCACGGGTGACATTGTGATGGAAAGCACCGGCTTGTTTCAGACGGCGCGAACGGATATAGTGACCAAAGCCCAATGCCAGCACCATATGGCGTTGACCAGCATCACGCACGAATCGCCGGAAATCCTGCATAACCAGGGCAGCTTCGCCGGAAGCACCACGGACAATATCTAGCGTCTTCTTTTATCCAAGAAGCTCTCAGCCGCCACCATCAGAGGTATCAGCAAGGCCCGCATTTGCGAATCCGGGGCTATGACTTTCTCATCCTCACCACCAGGGTTTTGAGTGATCTTTTCATTGAGGAACCGCACGGCCTGACAATCCGGGCCGCCCAACGCCTCACAGAGATCGCGGTACTCACCTAGCGTTTCTGGAGCTTCGTCCCCATCTTCGTCCAGCCTCATTTAATTAGCCGCCCGAACAACTTCGACCGCCTTTTCAAGCTCATCGGCCCACGCCAGAAATACCTCCGGATTTGCTACTAGAACCTCAAGTTCCATCGGGAAGAAGCTTTCTACGAACTGTTTAGCTACATTAGGAATAACCTTGATTGGCAGGTCATCCGTCTCGTAAGACAGATTACCAAATGCTTTACGGATTTCTTCTCTAAACCACTTAACTAAAGACAGCGCCCCACTCGGAGTGTTAGCCACGGCGGAAAGGTTTGTTCCAAAATTCATCACAACGCGGCGTTTTTTTTTAAGGATCTGGAAGGAAGCATAACAGCCACCCCGATCCCCGTCCGTCAACGGGACGGATCGGGGATATTCGCCAGTAGGACCAATTTTCATACCCGCATTCTAACAACTTTATTCCAGCCCATTAACTTCCCGTTCTTCCAATGTGGGAACGTTAGCGATATCAAATCCAATTATTTCCGTGACCGGCGACCTGACCGGCTACGCTCAAAAAGTGATGGCGCAAGCGGCGGCGATGGCCGCGCAAGGTCCGGTGGCCGACAAATCTAATTTGTGGCCCATGCAACTGCTGGGCGCTGCCGACCGCAAGATCTTGGCGGGGACGTCCAACATTGAGGCTGGCTTTCATCAAGTGCTTCAGGGCGGCCAGTTCCTGGAGCGTAATCTGGGTGACGCTATGTCTGAGATCCAGAAAGAAAAGAAGCGCATTGAGGACAACATCACGCACTGGTTAGGATTAAACCGGCTGGCAATCGACGGGCAATTATCCGACCACCCACGCGCCATCAAATTCATCGCGGACAGCATTCAGTTCGTAGATGAGATTCAAAAGTGCATCAAGGACACTTACGCGCTGGTGGCGGCGATGCAGGCGAACATTCAAATGCTGCTGGCTATCGAACAGCGCATGCTCCAGATGATCCAGGCGAATATCAACTCCATCGCCAACCTGCTGAGTGAAATCTGTAACTGGGGTCTTCCCAGTCTGCTGTCCATGGTGGCGCAGCTAGGCAACTTGTTTCATTTCAACGGCTTCAATTTCAACCTGCTCGCTGGCTTCAACATCTTGAATAATCTGAACCTGAAGCCAAATTTGACGTTCGGTTTTTCCTTCAACCAATGTATTAAGCGGAGCGCTAACTTCTCCGGCTTCTTTGGCACCCTGAGCAACATGGTGAATGCCGACGTATCCACGTTGACGTTCACCGTACCTTCCCCGCTGGGTGGTTACTATGGCGACCCCAACCAGTTCACGGCTCCCGACTACATCGCGAAGATGCGGGCGACCAGCACGCCCGTCTTCAACCCTAACGTTGCCGCCAGCAGCAGCAGCACTCCCTCATCCCTTCCGGCACCGGCCTCCATCATCTCCAATTACGCCCTCACGCCCGCCTCATACGAAAGCAATATCGTTTCTATTGTTCCGGCGTTGCAGCCCGCCATGATCCAGCCATCCACCCTGCGGTCGCAATTGCTGAACTTCGTGACGTTGGGTGACGTTGTGGCGTCGAACTATGACCCGAATACCACGGCGGCTTGGTTGTTCTACCTGAACCTGAATCGCACAGGGCGCGGCGGTCAGTGGATCAGCGCGTACGAAACCGCTTATCAATCGCTGGTTACGCCCTCCCTGAACTACCTTGCCGCCACGCCCGTCCCGTGGAACCAGGTTCTAGGCTCAACCACCATGAACGATTCGCCGCCCGCCATCCCCTTGATCCCCACGCTGCAAGCGGACACGACGCGGAACCTCCTCTGGAAGCTTTCTTACGTTGAGGCTTCCTTGTTGGGCTACCCGCGCAACTCCTCCTGGGACGCTGGGGCTGATACGCTTTATACGTCTTCATTTACGCAAGCTGCGTTTGATTACCTCAGCACACCCTTGGTGGCCGGGGCCCCTACCACCACGACGATGTTAGGCGTTGGCACAGCAGCCTACCCGGTAAGCGCCACCTATCCAACGGCCATAGCGGGTAATCTTACCCAAGTGATCGCATTGGCGACGGTCAATATCGCCAATACGCCAAGCTACCAGAGCAACCGGCCTCAGTTCCGCTTCACCTACGATATGTTCGCGCAAGCTACGCTGGTGGATCGCTACTCCCAGTTCTGGCGCGACTTCAACGCCAATCTGGTATCGCTTCTCGCGCAAGATCCTTACGTGATTTCTTACGTGGTCAGTTATGTCGCCACGCTGAACGGCGCGGTGAACCCGCTGGCCGATCAGACGGCTTATAACCAGCTTGAGGCTGACGCCATATCCAGGAACCGGACCTGGAGCTTTGGGTCCAACCTCCCGCTGATACCGGAAGCGCTGGTAAACACGGCCAGCTACCCTAGTCCCACGGCGGAAAATAACGGCTGGACTTCCGGCACCTTGAACGCAACGGCTTTCCTTTCACGGCCCGATATTCAGGCGCAAACCCTGCCCGTTCAGATCGCCATGCTTCGCACGAATCAGAGTTATGCTTCTTTGTTATCCACCCAGGCAAACGTCCAGAGCGCCGTGTCTGATGCATTAGCACAAGCGAACGCTGGCATTCAATCGATAGGGCTCTCCGGCTGGAGCATGGAAACGAACGCGGTCATTGCCGTGCAGCCGGGGGCGACCGGTCAAACCGTGGCCTTCGGTCAGACTGATTTCGACCAGACCGGGTATATTCAGGACTCCGAAACCGTCGTCGTCCCACAAAGCAACACGTTCATCGTGACCGCCAGCCTTGCTTTCGATCCCACGGGAAGCATCGGGACCAGAACCGTCAACCTGCTTCAGAATGGCGTCGTACAAGCCACGGCCTATGGCGATAACACGAGTATTGATCCGTTTACGGTTCAGTTCTCCACAATCATGGCCGCGAATACCGGCGACATCCTGCAAATCCAGGTGCTTCATTCGCTCCCGACCTCACAGAACTTGCTTGTGGGAAGTTCCTTCATGGGGCTGATCGACGTGAGCGCCACACCTACGAATACGACGGTCATTCCTTCGGCACCGGCCAGTTTGGACGGCAGCACCGGCTTTAATAGCGGAACGGCATTCCCGGTTCTCAGCGCGGTATTTGTCGGCTCGGACGGGAACATCTACCCGATCAACCCCGCCAGCACGGCAGTGGGGCAGATACCGCTTGCTGACGGCATAGCCTTGGCTGCTTCCACCGCCGCAGGTGAAGCCATTCAGGTGGCTGTGGTGTACGGCGCTCGTTTTCCAACGGTGGGTACGACGTGGATGCCGGGGGGACTCCTTTACGTGGGGGCGGACGGCACCTTGACACAAGACTACGCCACCATCTCCACGACCGTCCGGTGGATCGTCTGCATCGGGCGGGCGGTGACAGCGACCAGTTTCATCTATGAACCGCACATTCCGACCAACTATGTTCAGAAGTTTTGATCACTTTGTGTCCACAGCGGAGGTATTAACCAACATGATTGTCCTCACGTTTGAACACCCTAAACAGTACGAATTCCTGAAGCACGTGTTTGAGAGTTACGTGCGCGGCGGGCTGCCCACGGACGAACTACCAATCGCCGCCGATACCTACATGCGGATCATGAGCGCCCAAGACATCCCGGTTCAACAGAGCTTGGGGAAAGCATCGATCTCTGAGATCGGACCCAAGGGAGTTACGTTGGAGTTCCCGGAAGGTAGTTGATAGTGTGTGCCCGCGCCTTTCCCGCGCGTGTGGTACGTTAATCAAAGAGTGGATAACAGTCTCGTCATCGCCATTATTGCCAGCGTTACCACGGCTAGCAGCACGGCTGGAGTAGCGATCACGGCACTGGTGATCTCAAACAAAAGAATCGACCGGGTGGAAGCCGCTTTGGATCGATTTGGCGCAAAATTAGAATCGATAGATACCCACCTTGAGATGCTGACCGGTTCAATCCACGATCTTGACAAGCGCCTCTCCCTCCTCGAAGACCGGATTCTCAACCGGCCCCAATAGATCCACGTTCCCCGACTTCCCGGATACCTCTTAGGGGGATATCCACGTGGAAGACGAACAGCTTCTTGACATCTGCCTGAAGGTGACCGGCGCTTTTGAAGGCGGCACACCGCGTTACGACGCCGTGACCGGCAACTTCGACGGTCAAGGGATGTCCATTGGCATCCTGCAATGGAACATGGGCCAGGGTACTCTCCAAAAACTCCTGGGCGAGATCGGCGCATCCATGGGCTGGATAAAAGCCCGAGCATTCTTCCCTCTCTGCAATATTGAAGCGTTGGCGCTCATGTCGCCGCGCGTGGGGATCGCCTATGCAATTGAGCACTTCCTGCATGTTGGCAACAATCGTGTTCTCAGCTTACTATCAAGCATCGCTTGGAAGCTTTTTCTTAACACGCCAGAGTCCATCGCCGCGCAACGGGCCTATGCCACCAGCACGGTATTAAGATCAGCGCATCTGTTGGCTAGGAGGTTTGTGCCGGAGGCTGCCAATAGCACCCGCGTCATCGCGTTCTTCTTCGATGTCGTCACGCAAGAAGGTTCCATGCGTACCGTTGAACCTATTGAAGGCCCTGCCAGTAGCGGGCCTGCTCTTTATTACGCCGCCACGGAGAACCTTGCCTGTACTGAGAGGTGGCGCTCCGTCGTCGGCACCGATCTACTGGCGCAGAAGCTACTCTACTACGCCTATGAACGGGCAAAGCTTGGCAATCCAGAGTATATGTGGGATGCGCTGGCCAGACGCGGCACGATTGCTACGCGCGTGGGGATCGTCCACGAGACGCCGATTGATTTGACCGCCGTTTTGGACTAGCTTTCAGGCTCATCCCTGCCTAGAACCATCAACGCATACTTCACTTCCGCCGCGTCATGGCATTCTTTGCCGCAGACAACGCCAAACTCCTTGTGGTGCATAAAAAGACGAGGTTTGTTCTGATCGTAGCGGATCGCAGTGCCGCATACCGGACAAAAGAGATTTACGATACCGGTGTGCATTCCGTTCGCTAGAGACGCTTGGGTTGGCAGGTAGGTATCGTAAAAGCTAAGTCGTGACGCTTTCAAGTCTATCGGCCAACACGAGGGGATCTATTCGAAAGTCTGATCCCCATCGCGTGACCGGGATCAAACCCGATTTGACCTGCGCGTAGAACGCCGTTTTTTCGATATTAAGAATTTTCATCGTCGCGGCGCTGTCAATGTAGCCAGTTATTTCGCATAGCTGCGCGGGGATGCTCTTTGCTGAGGGGACTAATGGCGTGGGCGCTACCACGGATCGGTCTGCTCGTTTTTGTTGCTTCAACGGCTTTGCCATACGCTTGATTATATCAGGAAGTCAAACCCGCGTGTTGCCGTAGATCCTATCCTCCACGAAGTCAACGGTAAGAACGAAAGGCGCTTGCGGAGCCGCGCCTGGGTCGGGCGGCATGGAAACCGTGAGCCGCCCGTTGGCCCAACTCGCTTCGCTAGCCAGGAACCCGGCCTCCTGCGCGAAGGGATTGTTCGGATAGGCGTTCGTATCGGCCATATAGAACAGCATCCATAAAGGCAGGAACGATTGGGTGGCATCCACGATGGCAAGAGACGCTCTTGAAACGATCACTAACGCCTGCGCCGGGAAGCTAGGCAGCGGGCCGCGCGTGGTGCTGGCTCCCTCCGATGACCAGGACGCCACCTCCGCTATGTTCTTCACCCCCGCCGTGTAAAAGTACCCGTCGGCGGCGAACCCATTATGGCTCAAGGAGATAGGGGTGAAAAAGGAATCCTGATCCTTCTGAAAGATGAGCAGGGATGCCAGGGTCGGTTGGTTTAGGTAGTCGTAGGTGATCATTCTTTCCCGAAATGAACTTTCTTCTACTTAATAAGAGGGGTATCGCTTTTGCTCACTAATGCCGGTTCGTCACGCACGCTCGACCCAAGCACCCGCTCTTTTGTTGGAGTTACCGGACTGCATGATAAGAAGTTGTCCGATGCCGACTTAAATCTCATTCAATCCGTGCAGGACTTGAAGCGGCAGCAGGTGTTGGGCGACCACGTGTGTTCAGGTGCATTGACCTACGCGCCTTTCATCTTTTCGGCGCGAACCATCTGGCCGCAATCCTTGAGCTTCACAGTCCCTGCTTTTGACGCTTTGGTAAATGGGCAAGTGGTAACGGTTGGCGGCAATCTATCCAACAGTCTTTCCCTCAATTCCGTTGTTATTCCCCCGCCTGTCTTCTGGTCTCCCGGCTCAACGTCGCCAGCCGCTTCCATTTACATTACATTCGTTGAGTTCTGGTATCAGCGGGTGGAAGCCATCGCAGGCACGGGCTACTACAAAGATCCGGGGACCGGCCTTCTTTACTACTACCCGAACGGCTGCGTCAACGCGGTGGTGGCCAACATGATCTCAAACGACTCCATCGATCCCTTCCAAGGTGTCGAAACAACGGAACGAGCGCAACTGCAATGGGCCATCAGAGTCCAAGCCGTCGATCTTGCTTATGACTTCACCAAGTATGCTTTCGGCCTGGACCCAGGCGCAACGACGGCGGAGACGGTGTATGGACAGGCCAGCCAAGCCGCGCCCTCCAACGGTTCACCATACCAGTTCACCAATATGGGTGGCCTCACGGGTGACACCGGCTTATGGCGTAGCGGCAATGGCAATTACCTGAATGAACTGGGTTCGATGGACGGTTACAGCTATGCGCTGCCTTTGGCTGTCATCTTTCAGCGAAATACCGGCGTCTATTCACCCGATCAAAACCCTTTCGGTTCGGCCAACCCCACCGTTGCCGGGTCAGGAACCTTAGCAAGTGCTTTCACCGCGCGGTATGACGGTAAGTTCGCGGATCTGGTATTTCCCGAAGATGTGGTAGACACCCGTTCCGTCATCGCGCTAGCAGGATGGGATAACAAGCTCTTGCTGCAAGGCGGCTTCGTCGATGTGATATCAGGCAAAACGCAAATTGCTCTGGCGCGTGGTCAGACGCCGGGGAGTCTCTCCAGCGCGGTTGGCTCCATACTGGATTACACGATCACGGTTGCGCCCACATCGGTCGCTAACACGAACACCATTGGCGCGTTTGACGGCTACCGCAATGGCTTCTCTTCCGCCAGCTACACTTCCTATAGTTGTCAGGCCATCACGGTCGATCAGAAGAGCACGGGATTGGCGGGATCGCCTTGGGTATTGAATGACAGCTTCGTAATCACCCTACCGGCTGGGGTGGGGGCCACGATTGAGTACGCGCAAGTGCAGGGCTTGGTGAATGACGCGGTGAACAACATCAGGACGCCGGTTCTATTTCTCTCCGGCCAGGTCACAGTCAGCGGCTTGGGCACGAAATCCATCACGGTTCAGTTCGTCAAGAATCTCACTGGAACCACTTACGATCCCGGCATGAATCCGCTTTATGTCACGCTTGGCCTTGCGTATGTGGCGAACGGCGGCATGGATCTGGTTCAGATTCCGGCTTACGTTTCGGGCGGCACACTGAAAGACGCTAGCTCCGGGAAGACGATCCCGGTATTCGGCGTCTCTACTTATCAGGTGTCGGCGAATCTTCCGATTCTCACCAGTAACTTGGTCAGCCCTACCTTGCCCGCGCTCACCAGCGTTTCCGCTTATGCTTACAACCCTGGCTACAGCAACATTGTCTTCGGCACGCGCATTGGCATCGCGTTTCTGGGATCGAACGGGACGGCCTCCGTGGATTCGGCGGGCAATCCCTCCACCACCTTTGCTTTGAGCAGGACTGGTTTGAATACCACCTTGACCGGCCTGTACGTGGTGAGCGCCAGTGACATGGTAACTGGGAAAGTCTACCCGATCATCAACCGCTCCATCTCCGGCCTCTACTTTACACTTCAACTTGAGGGCGCGGTAGCGGCCACCGCCGTCATCGTAGCCGTGTTCCTGGCTGCCGATACCGCCCAACTCTCCTACACGGCTCCGGTGAAAGCGGTCACTCTGCTGGAAGAAACCGTGATTGCCGGTACCGTCACCGATATAACTCTTCAGCAAGACCCCCGAGTTTCCGTGGTTTCGGTGAAGAATTATCCATCGGATCATAATTCGGTTGTTCTTGCCACCACCAGCGGCATGCTGACCGGCATAGCGGGCGATGACATCAACAAACTCATTTGGGTGAAAGACACCAATGGCAATTACAACGCCGTTCAGATCGCTAGCGCCACCTTCGCGAACGGTTTTGTGACTTTGAACGTGCCGCCTAGCGTCAATCTGGAAGTGCAGCCCTTCTTTGTTGTCGCCGCGCTGCTTCCCGCCTTCACCAGCAACAGCCAACTCACGCTCATTGAGAGCTACGTTCCTTACCAAGGCGAAGGATTGACGGCGCGGGATTATGAGATTCTTTCAACCGATGGGTTTGCCTTGGTGACTACTAACGGCACGGGAACCGCGCCGGTACCGGGGCTAAGGGACATCTACCCGTACAACCGGGAGTTCCCCGTCGCCTCAGCGCTTCCGGCGCAGGTTGCTTGGAGCGATGCTACGTTATTGAATCAACCGGTCGCCAGCTTCTTCGATTCCAACTTCGTCGCCAAAGCCTTCAACAACGTGGAACACACGTTTGAAGTTCCGGCGCATACCAACGATTTCATTCAGCCGATTAACGGCGGCAAGCGCAAGAGCTTCCAGCTATCCATCGCGGGCGGGCGCGGTTATGCGAGGGCGATCCCACATTTTGGGTTTGCTATTCAGCCGGTCAATGCGAAAACAGCCTTGGGTGTCGATGTGACGTCCACGGTGGCAGCGGTCACCCTCTATGTCAATAACGGGACTGGGAACGACTCTAATGACGGCTTAACGCCCGCTACGGCGCTTCTCACCATCGGCGCGGCTCTTGAGGCGCTCCCCTCCGTACTGAAGCATCCTTGCTCCATCCAACTAGTTGCAACGGGCCTGCCTTACTTAATGTCGTCCCTTTCTTCATCATTACAGGTGGTAGCTTTGGGCGACGGGTTAATCCGCCAAGCCAAATACTACGCCTTGGGCGTCATCGGCTTTCAGATTCAAGGCTCCGGGCGGCTGGTCATCACAGCGCAAGCGGGTACCACCGGCGTCGTTACGATTGATGCCACGGGATTTGCGGGCTTCGGTGATGGGCCGACATCAGCTTTCTTCATCGATAATAGCCGGGTGCTTTTTAACCAGATTGCATTTGAAGGTTTCACCAGTCCAGCGGTGAAAGGACTTGACGCCGATGTGGAATTTGTCAATTGCGTATTCACTGGTAACCTCACGGCGGGTAGCTTCGAACAGGGCTCCACAATTATCGTGAGCGGTGGCACGATCACGTTAGGGAATGCAGGTACCGGCTTCATATTGAGTGAGTCTGAGTTGGATGCGTCCGCCGTGACACTAACTGTTCAGGCCGGTGCGGCTCCAGGCGCTTTCTTTGTCGCAGAACGGGGCTCCAGCTTGACGTTGATGACGCATGGGCCATCTGAAGAAATCAATATGTCCGCTGGTGTCGTGATCGCGAATGCTGAATTGAATTCGTCCGTGGTAGTTTCAGCCGATTTCTCCAGCCAAGGGACGGCCACGATTTCAAAAAACTCAGTTCTAGCGAGAACTGTGGCTGTCAATCCATTTAACGGAGGGGTCACGTTGGATTCGTCGTCTTCTGTCTCCACCAGTCTTTAGGTAATTTATGAGCCTCGCCTTAACCGCCAGTTTCGCTCCGCAAACGAACTTATCCCTGCCCTTGGCCCAAAGCGCCAGCAAGCCAGGACTGGCGGTGCGCGTCGTCTCAGCCGGATCTGGCACGTTAGGCACCTTGACTGCTTCAGGACAAGCCGGAACAAAGGTAAGCTGGACGCTTACACAGAATCCTGCCTGGGTCACGCTTGTCGTCGATCCAACTACTCTCATTGCGACGTTGATCTTCTCAAACGCCCAGGCGCAAGCAACGGCGTATCAGTTCTTCCTTAGCGCAACCGATGGCACAACCACCGTAAACTATCCCTTCTTCCTGGAAGTTCGCGTACCGCTTGCCTTGGCCGCGACCAATGGCGCGACTACTTTTTCGATACCGTCCTACGACAACACGGTGGCCGACATTGTGTTTCAAGGCGTCGGCCTGAACGGTGGCATTGACCAGGGAGTCCAATTTATTACACCAGCAGCTATCCCGGCTGGCATGAAGTTCATCACGTCGAACGGTAATTCGATGGCGCTGCGCGTCAACGAATCCTCCGCCGCCAGTGTCTCAGGTGGTGCCATCCTGTTCACCGGCAGCCCGGTCTCCACCAACATCGCCCTACAAGCCTACAAGCAAGGAACTTTCTACGACAATCCGACCCGTTGTTTCACGTACAACGTCACTCTGGAAAGCCTGACGGCCACGCAGGGAGTGTTAGATGTTGGCGTGACGGTGAGCTACAACACTTCTCTCAATGCTTTTCAACTCACCAGTTACCTTGACTTCCTGAATGGCCAAGCACAAGCCGTCGTTTATGAATGGGACACCACAGGCACGGCTACAGGCAACATCACAGCCGGGGGAACCCCCACCGATACCTCAATGACGTGGGTACCGGCCACGGCTGGAAACGTGGGATTCATCCTTAAAGTCAAGAATGCCGCCAACAATCTGGTCATCGGTGAGACAGTCATCAACCCAACGCTCAATACCACACCCGGAATCCCCTGCTTGAATGCGTTGGACGCGATCAAACTGAGTTTCGTCAACTCTGTAGAGCGCGGTTACGCCGGTGATTCGCCCTCCATAACCATTTCCACGCCCGCTGACGAACTGGGTCCAACGGAAACGGTCACCGTAAATTTCGTGGTGAACACAGCCAGCGTCCTGGAAGGCGCGGCCACGCTACCCGTGACCTCCGTAACGTTGACCGCCGCCGAGCCTTCCGCGAGTGTCGCGCTCACAATCCCCCCGTCCACTTTTAATCAGAAGTGGATCTTAACCGCTTCCGCCGCGAATGCCTTGACCGGGGCAACCCGCACCGGCTATGCGCAGGTGGTGTTTGAATCAAATGGTGGTCAACCGCTTGCGATCACCTCTTCGGCGGGCACCTCCCTGACCTCCAACGTTGGTCAGGCGATACCGCCGATCTCCCTCACCGCTACCAATGGTGGTATGTCGGTGGCAGGCGTAGCATTCTCCTTATGCGGGGCACCGGACGGGCTCTATATCAACTCCTCCGGCCAGTTGACGGGCAATGTCCTTCAGCCAGGTACTTACACATTTACTTTCTTGGCGGACAAACTTGGCTACGCCCGCAGCTACTCTTCCCCCATCACTTTGGTAGCCAGCGCCTTTGCTTCGCCGCTAGCGATCACCGATGCAATTCCCAGTGTGGCATCGCTCCCGGACAATACACAATTCAATGTGAACTGGGGCTACTCCGGTACGCCTTTGACCTTGAATCTGCTGCAAGGCTACACGGTGCGGTCAGTCTTGGGCACAACGACGGCGGCCACCTCAGAAGTGGGCTCATCCGTTCTCACGGTCTATGGCAGCAGCTTCTATGGCGATGCCTACTCGATCCCAGCTTTAGTGCTGTCGTCCTCCATCCTGGCGCTTGGTCCGCTGCTGGATGCGGTCACCATTGGCATCATTGACGAATTCTACAACTTGGCGCTCAACTGGAACCCGCTAACGGTTGATGGAACTTATCAGGCGTACAAGGCATGGAATATCTGGCTCAAAGCTCTCCCGAACGGGATTGCCGCGCTTCAATCGATCAATGGTAGTTTACCGACCGGCCTGGAACCGGCTGGCGCAACACCCGATTCACGTGAATTCGCTACAACGCTCTCCACCGGTGACTGGCAGGTCAGCATGCAAGCGCTCACGTCTAATACGGCGGTGGCGGCGAATGCTCTTGGCTGGGACAACCCGCACAACTTCCCGACCGCCATCACCGCCGCGTCCATTCTTTTTGACAACCCCACTTTGTTGCTGGGGCAAACGGTCACCATCAGCCTGAATGCGGATTACATCGGCGCGGATACCTGGCAAGCGATCTACCCGGACGGCTCTACCTCAGGCTGGATGCCGATCTCAGTGAAGAGCATCGCCAAATCGTTTACGATACCCGGAAGCACGCCTATCGTGATTCAAACGCAGCGGGATTATTCAAGCGCAAATCCATCCGTGAAGCTTCGCCGCCAAGTCGCTGTCACCGTCTTCGTGATGAACCAGCAGTATACGGCTGTAGGAGCCGCCAACGACCTCACCGGTTCGCTAGGCATCGGCGGCGCGGCTGGCTTTGAGATCACCGACGCCAGCAACACAGACGCGGCGCTGGCTCCATACGAAGTTGTGGTTCGCGCCTTGGTTCGCGACATGGTATCGAACGAACTGAAGGTGATGATCGCCACGTCACGCACCGCCGATGCCAGTTCTCTCCTTGGCACGATGGCGGTTGATGTGTTCCCGATCCGGGGGCGTCCCCGTATCAAGGATTTGGTCGATCCCACGCTTTATCTTTCAGCCTCCATGACCCAACCAGGCAATCCGGTCAAGATCGCTACCAGCACGCTGCCAAACATTATCGTAGGCAAGCCGATGAGCGATTTCCCGTTATCGGTTGTGGCCAATTCCGGGGTGGCTCCTTTTAGTTGGTATGCCGATGGGCTGCCTTTTGGGATCAACTTGAGTTCGAACGGAACACTGACGGGCACGGCCCTGGCGTTAGGGTCTTTCCCCATCACTTTGGTTGTGATGGATTCCAATATTCCAGCCTTTATCGCCAATACCATGCTGACGCTCGTGGTCGAAACCGATCTGGCCCTCTTGACGACAACACTTACGCCAGCGTCCACGACTGTACCTTACACGGTGCAGGTGGGCAGCAAGGGTGGCTTGCCGCCGTATGCCTGGGAGATCGTGAGCGGAGCGCCGCCTCTCGGCTTAAGCATCAACACCGCCACAGGCATCCTATTCGGTACGCCTGCCACTTACAATTCCACGACCGACTTCCATAAGATATTCGGTTTCACGATTCAAGTCACGGATGCTATCGGCGCGATGGCTTCCGGGGCCTTGACAATGACGCTCGCTCCAGCAGCGCTGCAATTCGGAGCGGCGGATCAGAGTGAAGTGTTCGTGAATCAAAAGTTTGAGTTGGCGATTCCTGTTTTCGGCGGCGCAGCGCCTTATAATCTAGCCAGCTTCACCGACGACGGGACCATCGGAACCGGCCTTCAAGTGGTGAATCCGCAGATCATTGCGTTACCCGCTGGTATTGAGCCACCCACACTGGCGATTACTTCGCCGCCGCAGATGTTCTACCCGCAGAACCTCCCTTTTGATCCAACCTTCCAGCTGACGGCCTTCGGCGGATCGACTCCCTACACGTTCGCCATCGTGGCCGGGAGCGGCACGGCGATCCCTTCAGCGGCCATTTATGGGACGACCTTCACGGGCCTTATCAGCGCAAATGGGACGTATGCCGCGTCCATACAGTGTACCGATTCCCTTGGCAATAGCGCCACGGCTAACATTCCAGTCGTCATCAAAAGGAAGAACAGCGGCATTCACACGATTCAGGCGGTATCGATTAACACGAATGGGTCCAGTTCCATCTCCGCCTGGACGGTGACGCCTATCGCCAACCTACCGGATGCCAAAAACGGTGTTCCCTACAACGGTGGGACGAACATCTACTATGGCTTGGCGCTCTATCAGAACAATGTCCTTCTCGCCAGCCCGAACGCGGGTGGCACGCCGATGAACTTCTCCATACGCTCCGGCTCCCTGCCTGCTGGCATCGTTCCTTTCTCAGGAACCGCCTATACCACAGGCGGCGGTGGAAGCGGAATTCAGATCTTCAATATCTCAGGCGGCGCGAACGCAACGGCCAACGGTTCTTATAGCTTCGAAGCGGAATGGTCCAACATCCTTGGTTTGGACGGCAACATTTACACCGCCGTAGCCAGGGAGTCGATCACGGTCACAACGGCGGGCGGCGGTACGACGGGGGTGGTTGTCCTGACGATGAACGCGCAAGGCATTACAGTAGATTTAGCGACCGCGACGGCACTTCCCTATCCTTGGTATTACCCGCTCACCGCCGAAGGCGGGACAGGTCCTTATGTATTCTCTATTCTCTCAGGAACAACCCTCCCCGGCGCGGTGATTACCTACCTCAACGGCCTACCGGCGCTGGCTTCTGCGACTCAGGCAACCGGCAGCTACGTCGTGAACCTCAATGCTTGGGGCACGGCTGGCAATGTGTCTCCAACCGAACAGGTCCCTATCACAATTATGCAGTCGCCGACGCAGCCCATCCACATCGTGGCGTCCCATGTTCCGACGATTCTTTACGCCAATCAGCCGATCCCGGCGAACACTTATTACTTTGAATCTGACCTGAACGCCAACTGGTCCTCAACCGGCCTGCCTGCCGGAATGTCGCTTACGACCACATCGGGGGCCACCGCCTACCTGATGGGAACGCCTACCGCCACTGGCAACTTCAGTCCTGTTGTGACGGCCACTTCCGTCTCTTTCGGCACCACCGCCACCACGTCGGCCACCTTCCAAATCGTCGCGCAAAGCGCGGTATTCGTGAACCCGCCGACAACCGCCCTGTTGGGAGTCGCTTATCGCGTGGTGACTAACAATGCAATCATCAGCGTTCAGTATGTCGGCTACCAGCCGGGGGATGCCACGCTGCCGCTGGTGACCGCCCGCCATGGCGTCCTGGGCGCTCCGGGCCTATCGAACAATGGCTCTCCGACGACCGGCGTATCCAGCTTGACGGCGGCGGGATTCACGTTGACTTACGATTACTCCTGCACAGTTGTTGGAACTGATGTTCTGACCATCGGTGTCGGTGGCCCAACGCTCCCCCTGTTATTGGCTAACCCGGCGCTCATCGCAACCGGCAAGACAGTTCCCGCGACGGTTTCCGAATACTCCGCGAACGCATCTTTCGCCCCCCCGGTAACGGTAAGCGGTGGTTTAGCCCCCTACACCATCACTTTGTCGGGCTTCTCCGATCCACGCTTCTCCGCGCTGGCGGGTCAAGTGACCGTGCCGGTTCCTTCCTTGACGGCGGGGCAGACAACCCAATGCTCCGTCTCCATGTTGATCGTGGATTCAGGTGGAAGCTCCGTCACCGCGACCGGCGTGCTGCAAGTCACGGTTCGCATCGAAACCTATGAGCAAATCACCTATAACAACGTCCCCTGGGCAGTTAGCATCGGCTCAGCGCCCTTTACATCCTTTGTGATTCCCAGCCTACTGGGATCGGTGCCGGTCCTCGGTCATGCGCCTTATCAGTTTTACGTCGATGCGGTTGCCATACCAGTGCCGCTGATAGGATTCGTGGCACAATCACCTAGCTCCCGCGTATTGGCGATTCAATGCAACGCCGGATCGACATCGGCGTCCATTTCGGACGTAAGTCCATTTCTAATGGACACGGGGACATTCACGGTGGCGGCGGTAGCGCCCAGCGCGGCTCCGCCCACCGGCCTCTATAGCATCCCGGTTACCCTTCGCGTGGTGGACAACGACGGTTTGACCTCAACGCAGGTGGTAAACGTCAATCTAACGATAAGTTAGCGTCACTGCTTCTGAGCCTTAAGTTAAGCCGCGTGACCAAACTAGCTGGCTTCTATAAAGAGGTCAGGATGAGCGCTACAAATACCACAGCAGTCCCGCTAGTCGGCGTTGGAGGGACGGCCCCTTACGTGTTTACGGTGATCGCCAGCGGCACAACGATTCCCGCGACGATAACCGGTGGCACCCTTACCGTGGATGCCAGCCTGCTCGAACCCGGTGTTTATAACGTTCAAATCGGCATCACCGATCAGCGTTCCGCAACGTCCCAACAAAGCGTCATGGTGGAGGTGGTCGATCAAGCGCAGTTCAGCATTCTCAACCGGGATGTCAGCTACCAGCCCACTGCTTTTCCTTTCGTAACGTCCATTCCGCTGGCCTCTATTGGGGGTTTAGGTCTCATATCGTGGACGTTATTGAGCGCCGTGACTACGCTTCCCGGCGTCAGTATTTCAGGTGCAACCCTTTCTTTCTCCCTAGCGTCCTTCGGTGATTGGACGGTGGGCATCCGGGCCACGGATAGCGTGGGCCATTCAGTCACGCAGGTGATTCAGATTTCCGTCACCTATTCGCAAGTGGTAGCGGTGGTGGATGGACATGCCTTAATCAAAGTGGCCGCGAACGCTGCGGAGCTTGGGGCGCATCAATTCACGATAGTGGTTGCTGATTCCAACGCTCAGACAAGCAAGAGATCCTTCAGTTATCAAGTCAAGCCAGCCGTTTCCGCCGTGAACATTTCAGAGACGGCGATAGACCACTTCTGGTCTTATGGCGACACGACGACGGTGGTGTACCCGATTGCCGGGGATCTGGTAGGTTTTGGCCTGGGCACCACCGGGCCGCTGATTGCAGGCAACGGCATCTCCGTCACGATTGACCCGGTCAGTAATTCATTAATTGCTACTGGCCCGCCGACCAGCTTCGGCAACGCCGAACTCGAAGTGCCGATAGTGATCCTCCACGGCACGACCCAAGTCGCTACCATAATGAAGGAGTTCACGCTGCTTTCGCATGACAACGTGTACATGCCGACATTCACTACCGTGCCGACCGAATCCTGGCAACAACTGAACGTCGGTTATATGGTGGCTCCGACCGGCCTCTTAAGCATTCTCCTGGTCACCGGCGCGGGCTCCCCGACACTCTATTGGGACGATATCGTGGTTTCGCCGGTCACGGCCTTGGCGAATGGTGGCTTCGAAACGGGCCTCATAGCGCCTTGGATTGTCGCCGGAACCGGCGCTAGCGCGGTCAGCGCCACATCCCATACTGGCGGTTTCGGCTTGGCCTTGACGCCTTCCGCTGGTACGATGACCGCTTTGCAGACCATCGGCAATCTGACGCCGGGACAAGTGTATAATGTGTCGGCCTGGGTCAAATCCTCAGCCCCGACGACGGCATCAGCCTTGCTGCAAGCCTATGATCCGCAAACACCCGTGGTGACGGCTGGTTTGGGTGGCATGACGTGCGCAACGCGGCCCTACATCGTGGGTGAAACCGTGGGGCTTGATCCGCTTCGCCCCTATTTCAACTCGCCGACGATTATCAAGAATCAAGGCTACACGGTTCGCATGGCGCTCAGTTCGACGCTGGCCACGCTTCCCTTAGGCTTGAGCCTAGATTCAGTGACCGGCTTAATCTATGGGGTGGTTCTCGCCGCCGATGTGAAGCAGTCGGTTCTTGAGTATGTCGATACGTCCAGTGTTGTCCAAGGCACGCTCACGATTGTCTGGGATATCGTGCAAAGCAGCTTCCAGTTGATTGACGGCCTGAGCGATGGTCAACTGCAAGCTCCCTACTCGTCATCCATCACCACTTCTTCCGCCGCGCTCTTAGCCACGGTTTCGGTTTATCGCGGGATGCTGCCGACCGGACTTTTATTCTCCCTTTCCGGCGATTTTAAATCAGTGGTGTTGAGTGGCGCACCTACCGCAGCCGGATATTTTGACATCTGGATTGAAGTGACCAACGCGAACGGCCAGCAAGCCTACCTGAAAAAGCGTTTGGTGGTCGATTACATCCCGCCGCTCGTGATCCTGACCGATGAGCTTCAGCGGCTTGTCAGCAACGCCGTGTTCACCCAGGAACTAAATGCTTTTGGCGGGGTGCAGCCCTACACATGGGCGCTGGTGAATGGCGCTCTACCCGCTGGTATCACCCTGAATCCATCGTCCGGCACCCTGGCCGGGACAACGGCGGTTACCGTTTACGATCAGGACCTCACTTTACAAGTCACGGACGCACGCGGCGTGGCGGTTACAGCGGTGCTGCCGTTCGTCATTAATAACGCGCTGACGATCACTACACCGACGTTGCCGTTAATTCTAACCGGCTCCTTGTATCACTTTCAGATGCAGGCGGAAGGCGGCCAGGGTGCATACACCTGGGCTCTGGCTACGTCCTCCCCAGCGCTCCCTGGCGGGATCACACTCTCAGCTAGCGGTTTGTTGTCCGGCGCAACCAGCCTTTCCAGCTATACCGCGAACGTCATTTTGACTGTCACCGACACGGCGGCGAATACCGCTTCGCAAGCGTTCCAACTGAAAATCGGCTTGGCCAGCCAACTCTATATCGACACCGAAGGGATGGGCCCGCTCGTGCGGGGCTCCTCTTACAAAGGCATCCTTCAGGTGGAAGGGCCATCCGTTGCGCCTTATTCGTGGGCGGTAGCTGTCGGCACTCCGAATCCACTCCCTGCGGGACTCACGCTCAGCGGCGATCTATCGACCAATGGCGCGTCCGCTACCATCTCCGGCAATACCACGGCGACTCTCCTGAACTATCTGGTAGAAGTTCAGGTGATTGACGCCAACGGCAACATCGCCTTTGCTTTCATTTCCCTGAATACCTATTCGTCGCTGGCGATCACCACGGCCTCGCTGCCGCAAGCGACGGCAGGCGGAATCTATTCAACTCAACTGGCTTGCTCCGGGGTCAACCCAAGCTTCACCTGGACACTGGATGCTTCATCGCCCGCGCTTCCAGCGGGCCTGAGTATCACTTCACCGGGGCTGTTGCATGGCACGCCCGCCGCAGCCTCAGACGTGTTCTTAGTGTTCCGCGTGACGGATTCGCTGCGTGATTTTACGACAAAGCCGTTGGAGTTTGTCGCCAAGGTTTCAACGCTGGCGATTACTTCTACGACGCTTGCACAGTACACCGCTGGCTTGAATGGCGCGAACACCCTGCTAGCTACTGGAGGTGCACCCGCCTACGCTTGGTCAATTTCGCCGTCCTCGCCTAACCTCTTACCCACAGGCTTGACTTTGGATGCCGGAGCGGGCACCATCACAGGAGTCACTTTAGCGGCTGGATTTTCAAAGCCCATCACATTTCGCGTAACGGATTCCATCGGCGTCTACCGGGAGACAACTCTTACCTTATCGGTCATCACCGCCATTAAGCTCTACGCCGGACCTGATTGGGTGAATGGTACAAACTTTGGAGTTCTAGGCGTCATTCCTGTTGGCGGTAACACGGCGGGAATCGCGCCACGACCGAATTACAGCTTCCTGGTCGTGATGACGAATCTCCTATCGACCTCAATAAATCAGCTAGGCTTTGGGTTTCCTGGTTCTTTTGGCGTGAACGTCTTATCTTTAGCCGGAGGGACCGCTGTTGTCCAAATCACCGACCCTCCTGGTTCAGGTTTCGGTTCCGGCGCGATAGGCTCAAACTCGTTCACATTCAATGTGGGGGATAATGGTGTCAGTGCGTCGGCGGTATTCACCTGGATCGTCTACCCACAAGCGAATATTTCCTTAGTCACCGATTCGCTTCAAAGTCTTCCTACCTTTGCAGGCCAGCCCTACCTACCTTTGTGGGCGGGGATTCCAATATCTAACAACGGATACGTTAACACAGGACTGCCAACATCCACCGGCTGGCTGGACATCAGCAATGGAAGGGGTGCAGGCTTCAGCTTCCCGGCGCTGCCCAGCGGCGTTGCGCTCACAGCCAGCGATTATGCGGCGGCTACTGCATCCTCATTCACATTGTCTAGTGATAACGCGGTCGCCAATAGCCTTTTGAGCATCGTGCCCAACGGTAATGTTGGGTACCGTTTACAGTATAACGGCGGAGCCACGCCAGTCGATACCACCCCCACCACCGTTACGGTGACGAATAACGAGATTGCTTGGTGGAATCCGGCAATCGCCGCTGGTGATTTCTTTACTAATGGCAGTGGTGGTTCAACGACGACTCCACTTTCGATTCAGTGGCTGGTTTCTATTAACAGGGACTTTATGAACCTGACCAGTGCTTCGAGCGGCGGCGGAGCAGGTTATGAAGGTAACGGTCAAGCGGGAGAAACCTTTACCATCAACCTCCCCACCCCGCTGCCGCCATTGCAGTCAAAAACGATTGTGGTCACGGTCAACTTACAGGGCGGCCTTGGCACCGTCAACTCAATCGCGCAGATTTTAAATGGCAATGGGTTCTTGACGGGTTGGACGGTCAGCTTTACCACCCCCAAAGTCACTAGCTACACAACGACGAACGTTTCAATCACCGCGTCTGATACTTTAACTTGGCTTCAAAACGGAAGCATTGTAACGGAGGGCGTCACTTATCTGAATAGCGAAGTGATCGGCTGGGTAGGGTTCAACGGCCCCGCGATCAAACAGACACAGATGTCGTACAGCAACAACTGCTCTGCGCCTACATGTAATTCTTACATTGAACTAACCGCTGGCAACAACATCTACAACGGCGTCCACTGCTCCGAGTTCTACCAGATTTCAAGCGGGCCAAATAATAACCCGTATTCCGGTCAAGTCACTTACTCTTTCATCGCCGCGAACAACATTCTGGGGCCGCCTTGGGACTTATCCAACATTTCTTCCATCAACGCTTTCATGGCTTGCCAAACCTTTAGTGGTAACTACTATGGCGTTGCCATCGGCTTGAAGGATTGGCATGGCAACATCTGGTGTACGAAATTTCAGTCCGTGGGTATAGCTGGCGCGATTATTTCGAGCGGCCCGACTCCCCAAGACAGTACGTCTTCCTTCGACCCTACCCATGTGTCGGCAATTGTCTTTTTTCTCGAAGCGCTGAGTGGCGCTCAAGGGGCTACCTGGTGCATTGGAACGCCCAGCGCCACGTTCACCATCAATGCGGAGAGTTATAGCTAATATGGCAACTTTTGCACAAACCGGACCGCCCTTCAACTTCCTGGGCAACATGTCGGAGACACAAAGGAATGCCTTCTCCGCCTGGGTCGCTTCTCAGTCGCCCTCACTGCCGGACGTCCAGGTGTTCCACCAGATTCGCGCCCAGCAGTTGCGGAAGACGGGCGGCTTACTGGAGCACTTCCACGCGCAGGCAGCGGTGCCGCTAGCGCCTTCCTTCATCAAGGACACCTGGAAACCCACGATGAAAGGTCACTTCGCCTACGGCTACCGGAACGATCATCTGCCCGCCATGACGGTGTTCAACGTGAAAGAGTACTTCCGCCCGAAGCTGGTTCATATGGACGACGCCGTGTTTCACATGAATCATTTGCGGACGCAGGTGGAGCGGCATGAAGACTTGGCGCAGTACGCAAATGACGGCGTACAGAAAGTGCCGCTGCTGATGGACCGCTTGCAGACGATGTTCGGCCAGCCGGAGTACCAAGGATGTTTGGTGAAGGACATCACCGATCAATATTGCGGACAGGCCCGGTTCAGGACCAACCAATTCGACACGCCGACGCCGTGGGAGTTAGCTACACGAGGGTCGAACAGCCCGGTCAAGGCATGCCCAGTGAAGGCATAGGATGGAGAAGCATGAGTTATGATCTTTCCTCCATCGCTCAGACTTGCGACCATCTAATCTTGCTGGAGCGGTATCGCGTCAGCGTCAGCGACTTCCAGACGCTTCAGTTCTCATCGCCGCCCGCCGCGACGGTCAACATGCGCGCTCCGATCAATGGCGTTGCCATGCTGAAGCTGTTTATCAAGGGCGTGCAAGTGTCTCCGACCGACCCCAATTTCGGCTATTCGATTGTGCCTGATCCATCGCGCGTCCTGGCGGATTACGTCTTTTCCAAGATCATCTTCAACCAACCCGTGCGGCAGGTAGGCTCCTTGATTGAGGTGACCTATTTTACCCGCGAAGACTTCTGCCTGAAGTGCGGGGGAACGGGGCAGGTCATCGATTGGCAAACGTCGCAATCGGGCGGTTTACTCCATACTTTTGGCGACAAGAAACTCAGCCAGCAGGTATTCAAGTACATCTTGACGTCCATCAATCCGTTCAACCCTAACTTAACGTGCCCCATTCGCAGCTACGTGGGCAAGAAGTTCGGTTTGAGCATTACCGATCAGGACATCTCTTCCGCCGTGACGACCGCGTTGGCAACTTACCAGACAATCCAGGCGGCGCAAAAGACGGTACAAACGTTAAGCCCGCAGGAGATGATCAAGAATGTAACATCGGTGGAAGCCCGCCAGGACCCTACCGACCCGCTAACCATTTACCTTGCGCTTCAAGTGACGGTGTATGGGCTGGCGCAGCCGATTCCGTTGAACATTACTTTGCAGACCAACTCGTAGTTGTAAGCGGTATTATCATTTTATGAACCGCCGCGAACTTCTCAGCCTCATTCCTTCTATCGCTATCGGTGCCGCCGCGCAGCCGTTAGCGAAATCGGCCTCACAATCGGCATCAACGCCCACGCTTCAAATAATGAAATCGCTGTCAAAGCAAAATCTTTTGGATGCATTTGACGAATTTAAACGCCAGCACGTTAAGGCGAACTGTTTGGATATCAACCCAACAGACATGCCACTTCTGCGGGAAATGATGGGTTTTAGGGGTGCGCCATTTACACCCAAAATATCTATGTTTGGTGCAACGGTACGCGAAGATCCAATGCAGTACCCAGGAACGTTTTTCATGAACCCGATAGTGGATACAAATGCCGATCTAAGGTTCGCATCACGCTATACTCCTTGCCGATCAGAAGAACAGGCCGAGGGGATGACGCGGCTTGCGGATGCGTTTGTGGGATTCAGGACGCTATTCCATGGCCGTGCGGTCGCTGGGTTGCTTATGAACGCAGTTGATTCACCGCGCTTAGCGATTAACTTTGACGTGGACCACTATGTATCTGATTTGGTATGGCCCAAAGAGGTCATAGGTACATTGTGGGGGGCTGACGTCATCGTCCACAATTCAAATCGTCCTGGCTTTAGTTTGTTGCTAGCGGGGAATGGCCGTGGGCTCGTGGAATTTGAATGGTAAGCCGCTCAAGCTATTGGTCAGATCGGCCCCAAACCCTAAAATGCGGTACAATGCGGATAGGTGTCACAGCAAGCCAATAAATCGGTGGTAGAGAGCTTGGACGCCGCGTTTCACCGGGAGGCGCGTCTTATTCGTAGAGTGAGCGGTAGCACCAAATTAGAGACGGCGATGCGCAAGGCGGTTAAGATATTGGCAGACAACGGCATTCCACATCTGATCGCCGATGGCATGGCTATCACTGAGCGCGGATACCCCCGGACCACAAAGGATGTTGATATTATCGTCCCTGACATTTACATCGCGCACGACACACTTATCAAAGCTGGATTTAAGCAGAGCAAGAAAAAACGCACCGATGTGGTCGATCCGAAATCTGAGGTCTTAATCAACTTACTGGCTGGCGGCGAGAAAGTTTTGGATCAAGGGCTGCCGTTACCTCAACCTACAGTCGTAAGCGACAAGCCGCAAATTGCATCGCTGGATAATCTCATCCATATGAAGTTATCAGCGGGCAGGTCCCAAGATTTTGCTGATGTCGTGGCGCTTATAAAGGCAAACTCGTTGCCCAAGGACTACCGCGTCCACAGGATGGTTAAAGTTGATTACCTAGAGGCGTGGGACACGGCGTCGGTAGAACAAGCGACGGAAGACTTGCTGGGTGGATCTTAACCTTTCAGTGCAACTCGTAGTTTCAACAATTGTTGAAAATAGCCGCAACTATGATAAAATTGCACTCAAATGGAAAAACTATATCAGGAACATCCGACTGAAGAGGTTCTGGAGCGTTTTATCCTGAACACATCTTCTGAAGACGAGCTTGAATCAGTCGAAACGCATATACTCGCTTGTGAGCATTGCGTGAATCAATTGGAGACTATTGAGACTGATATTGCCGCGACCCGTTTAGCCCTGCAAAATGTGGAAACCAACACAATCGGTGCCGGATAAGAAGGGCCGATTCGCCCGTTGGCGGTCTTAGGTAAAGGCACGAACTCAGCTTTAGGCCGTAAATAACCTTTTGGCTTCCTTTCTAGAGGTTGTTCTAGAGGATGCCCACTCAGCTAGCCGCACTTACCATCGTTTCTCCATCGTTCCCGGCGAACAGCACGACGCTTTCGGTCGCTACCTCCCTGCTCCCGCTGGTGATCGATGCCGACACGAATACGATAGCCGTTGATGTTGTGCTGGGCGCGGATGCCACGCCCACGACGCTCACCGCCTTCACGCTGGTGAATGGCCTGAATCAGTTCACCGGCACCGTCCCCGTCTCCTCCTCTACCGACCCGCAAACAGTTAGCATCGTGGGCCGTAATTATAGCTCCACCGTCACCCCGGCCACGCCCCTGACGACGCCCACCATTCAATTTGACCTTCTTTACAGCGCGACCCGGCTCGGCTTCAGCATCGGCCCTCCCTCCGGTGTGACCGTCTATAAGAGCCAGAATACCTGCCAGGTGGAGTGGGCCATTCCCACCTATAGCGGCTTCCAGGGCGTCCGGGTTCAATGGTCCACCGATCCTTCCGGCGTCACCGTACCCTTTGTCCAGATTGGGGGGCTTCAGACCGAACTTACCCGCAGCGCCGACGTGACGGTTGTGGCCCCGGTTGCCTCTACGGCTTCGGTCGCGCAACCGATTGTTCCCGGCTTGGCCCCCACGAATCTGGTCACCACCACATCGGTTGAGACAACCGTAACAGTGGACTACAGTTCCCTCACCATCCCGTCTTCCACCGTCAATACGGACGTGTTCTACGTCATTTTGAGTAGCTTGATGCAAGATCCGGTGACGAATCAAGTCTATGAGTCGCAAGACGCAGGCCCGTTCTTGTGTGGTTTCGTCAATCTGAAGAAAGTCAACCCCACCGACTTCCTGGCCCTGCAACAGTCGTCCGATATCGCCACTCGCCTGATTACTGAAGTGACGCGGCGGAGGCCGGATCTAGATCTCACCGCCCGTGCTGAAATCCGCGACCTCATCATCAATCCGCTTTCGCTGGAGCTAGCAAACATGAGCGTGAGGGAGTGGTTTTCCCGCTGCGCGATATCCATTTCGGCCATTTCTCAGATTGATGACGCCAATGGCGACGGGATCTCCGATCCGGTGGCATCGTCCGCCGTCAAACAGCAGATCGCCCGTGCTTATGGGCTTTCGGCGACCGCCGTTCAGACGTTCATTGATGGCCGGTTCGACATCCTGGGCGAACAGGCGGGGGTCGAGCGCGGCGGCGCAACGGCGGCGGTGGTTCCCCTAACCTTCTACGTCTATTCACTGCCCACGAGTCTCATCACGATTCCCGCTGGCATCATTTGTTCCACGCTGCCGAATGGCGTGGATACAGCGGCGGTTTCTTTCGTCACCCAAGGATCGGCCACCATTGATCCGACGAACGCCAGCGCCTATTACAGCCCTTCCTTTGGCTGGTGGGGCGTGACCGTTCCCGCACAGGCCCAAGTCGCCGGAGCCGCCAGCACGGTGGGAGCCGAAACGATCAGGCAAGTCTCCACCGGAGGTCCATCCGGTATATCGGTGATCAACCTGACCGCTTCCTACGATGGTACGGATGAGCAGGCTAATGCCGATTATGCGGCCATGATCCAGAACCGCCTGGTGGCGGGTAAAGATTCAGGCACCCGCAATGGCTACTGGAATACCACCATGTCCATTCCCGGCATCACGAACGCCCTGGTGGTGGCGGCGGGCGACTTGGACATGCTGCGCGACTGGTCCTCCATCATTGCCCGACACACCTATGGCTGTGTCGATATCTATGCCAGAGGGACGACGCTTTCACAGCAGACGGAAGAAGTGCCCTTCACGCTTCCGGCGACCTCTACCTATGGCGTCTACTCGACCTACCTAAACGCCGTCTTGGCGGATAAAACCAAGCCTAGCTTCAAAATTCTTGACTTCGCCGCGCTCACGCAGCCGCTTTATTCCCTGGTGGAGATGACCGTCAGTTATGCGGGCCAAACTATCTGGTTGGGCACTACCAACGCCCAGATCGATAATTCCGGTGGCCAATTATTCCTCAACCCGAATGACCTCACCTACGTCATCAACGCGGATGGCACGATCACCCTCTGGCAGATTAACGGCGTGAACGCCACGAATTTAGCGTTCATTCAGGCATTGAGCGCCGTACCCGCCACGTATGCGTTCCTGGCTCAGTATCAAAGTGGCATCACGCACACGCCCATCCTCCAACCTGTCGATGCCGTCGATTCGATTACCGGGAACCTGAGCGGCGCGATTCCCGCCGCCGATATAGAACTTGTCTACACCAACGATTTCCTGTTGACGGGCGGTTCCAATAATGCGGGCGACCTGGTTACGGTCGGCGGCGCTCTCTCGTCCATCGTCACGAATACGTTGACTTTGGCCACCGCGACTACCGTGATCGACAGCAACATGAATATCGGCGTCAACTCTGCCGGTCAATTGCAAAACATCCTGTCCGTACGCTCCGCCGATCTTTCGACCGTCTACACGTTTGGTTTGGATTACACACTCGTGGCGGCGGGCCGGTACCATACCTACGCGCTGCAAGTGCTGAACGACCAAACCGGCGCTCCGCGTATCCCGCTCGGCACCAATACGGTGATCGTTGCTTACTATCGCTTCTTATTGCGCGAATCGGTCACGTTGCAGACCGATAACTTGACTTTGAGCGGGTCCACGCCCACGCCGCTGTCCCATGGCGGCTTTATCTATAATTCATGGCTCCCGGCCAGCCACGGGGACACGACTCTTCTCTTGGACGGCTACGTGAGCCCAACGCTGGCGTATACGGGCCTGTTGGGCGCTGGCGTTCCCGCCGCTTCGCGTTACATAAAAGTCACCTATAACAATGGCGTGGCGGCGGTAGTCATGATCGAAGGGAAGGACTTCACGCTCAGCGTCGATCCAGTGACGGGCAATGCGGCGCTCACGCGCGTACTGGGCGGATCTCTGCCGGATGGGGGCGCGGTGACGGTTCTTTACTTCACAGCGGAAGTATTCACGATCCAGACGGAATACCCCGCTTACGTGCAGGAACTGGTTTCGGCGGTAGC